TATCCATGCCAATTTCACTGCACTGGCATTCTGCATAATAGGCCACAGCCTCCTCCACATTTTCTCGGATAACCTTTTCCATATCCTTATTCCCGGAACTAATGTAATAGGCCGCCTCTATTTCATAAGGCACGGCATCCGGTGCTTTCAGGGTAATATGGTCCGTATCCGGAGTATGCCTCAAATCCTTCAGGTATTCTTCCAGCCGGCCAAGATAATCCCTGTCCGGCAGTTCTCCATCCTTCAATAGCACGTAAATATTCACATTAGCACTCTCATCCGTGACAACAGACACATCCGCAATTTCACTGCTGTACTCCTTCACCATGGCAATATAGGCATCCTCGGGACCCGCTGCGGAATACGTGGATGGAAAGAGATAAACTTCCTCTTTCAGGGCATCCCCCGATGGCGCATCAGAGCCGCCAAAAGACACCGCTGCATTGCTCACCCAGGAAACATACGGAACCAGATCTACCAATGTGCTCAGCTGACCGACTGCATAGTCATTCCCTACAGTCCCCGCATCCACACAGGTAGCCGACACACGCACAGATAACGCCCCCGCCGGAATTACCGACTCCTCATCGCTGGAAAAATACACATCATCCCCCGCCGTTGCCCTGGTCCCCCCGGGAACGGTCACATCAAATGCCAGTGCTTCATTGAGGCCAAACTCCAACTCCGTCACGGCAGGACGGGCTTCTGGAATCCTGTAACCCAGATTTGCCCCCCAGTGAAGCAGCAGGTCATCATCCATGTAGCGGATAAAATTCTGCTTGAATCTCTCCTGGGCAAACTGGTAAGCCTGATAAATCTGACCAGCCGCCACATTGATTAGAAGCCTATAGGGGTCTGCCGGATATAAAATACATTCCTCCCCCGTGGCTTCCTCATATGCCTCCTCGTAATCTTCCCGCATCTCCTGCAGAATGCTTTCCAGGGTAATCCCCTCATCCTCCAGGATATCAATATCCGGAAGGCTCTCCAAATAATCAATTTTGCTCGACATCTTCTAACACCACCCTTGCCTGTATTTTACCTTCTGCATCCTGTTCCACCGCAATCTCCCCCACCATCACCCTCTCGTCCCACATCTCCACCTGCTCGCTGGCTTCATCCACATACGCATCTTCCGCTTCCGGCGTATTCCTTCCCAGCACATCTTCCGGAATACCCATATCCCGCATATAGGGCATGCTTCCCCTCACGGTACCCAGTATCATGCCGGCACAGGAAACAATATTCTCCCCATCGGCGGCTGTGCCGTTGTAATAGACCATGTCACTCACCTTTCCCTACGATTTCGGTATCTTAATCACCCATCCCGGCATAATCAGGCTGGGATTAGAAATCTTATTGAAACCCTTAGATGGTGTTTTGTTTGCATTATATATTTTCTTATACTTCGTTCCTGCTCCCAATTTCGCCTTGGCAATGCCCCACAGGGTATCCCCCTTCTTGACCGTATAACTGGAATACCCCTTGCCGGTTTTTTTCTTCGTCCCTGCCTTGGAAGAAGGCTTTAAACCCGACTTCCCTTTCTTTGAACCGCCTTTCTTTTTGCTCTTCTTGCTGCTTTTCTTCTTAGAAGAAGTCTTGGCTTTCTTTGACTTCTTCTTGTAGGGATACTCCTTAAACGTCACTGATACCTTTGCTGCCACCACTTTCCCATTTTTATAAAACTCTGTGGGGGTATTGGAGACATCTGAAATGATGAACTTATAGCTGCCCAGCCTCTTGCCGCCCAAAAACAGTGCTTTCGGCTTCGACTCCAGGCAATAATTCCGCAGAATTTTCCATTTCGCCATAGGCTTCTGCCCCAGATAGGCAGAGAGATAAATCTGCATGGTAATCTCATCCGCATTCCTGTCAGTCACCTCCAGGAATGGCTTTTTCCCCTGCCTCTTATGCTCCTCCATATTGACGGATGATTTCCAGCTGAAATCCGAAAAGGATAAAATATCCGGCTTCCCTTTTTTCTTTACCTTCACATGGAATTTAATCTTTCCAAAATGGCCAATCTGACCCATCCTATCCCTCCTCACCATTCAAAATGCTGACTTTTCCGGCGGCAATCGTCAATTCATCCTCCCCTGGGTCATACCGGATAAATGCCGAATCGCTGAACCGCTTAAAATAAACACCCTTGCCGCTCACTTCCGGCTTTTTGGCTTCACTGAAAGGTGTCCCCACCACATAGCCCTGCTCCCTTGAGCCGGAGTTTGACTGGAAAATCACTACCACCATGTCATTGATGCCAGGCATATGATACTCCGAGGAAAAAACAGGGAGGCCTTGCCTGACAGAATCCTCTTCATCCCTGAGAATTACATCCACCGTACCTGCTTCATAATTCACGGAGGACACCCTCCCCACCCTGATTCCCTTTCCGTCCATCAATTCACCTCCCATCGCCTGTCTATCACGGACAGACAGATAAATTATTTGATATTCGTGACCACTGGATGGGCCGTAATGGATGTAGTATACTTCCCCTGCTTGCTATGGGTCACGCTGTCAATAAAATATTTTCCATTCAATTTGCCCATCCCTGTCAATTTGAAAGTGGTCGCCGCCAGATACTTAGGGTCTCCCATGAGGTTCAGCGTGATAGTGCTGGCACTCCTTAAATTCTTCAGCAGTTCAGCCTTCGCCTTCCTCTCTGCATCTGCATGGGAATCTGCCGACCCGGACACGAAGAGGAGACGCTTTCCCTTCTTGCCGGGCACCACGTATTTATAAGTCACTGTTTTATCATTCTTATCCGTATACTGCAGCTTCACCCCATCATACAGATTCGTAATCTGGCGGCTGAAAGAATAGCCCCCGGACTCCCCCAACTGGGAGCGGTCAATGGTGTAGCTGATTTTCCTCTTCTCGTATCTGGTCTTGTCGTACACAATAATCTTTTTATTGTACACTTTCATCCCCAGATTGTACTGGTCGCAGAGAGAGAACCCGAAAGACATGTCCGTCTCCCCAGACTGGGAAATCTCATCAATGGAATAATTCTTCGCCTGATACACCAGCTTGCATTTTGCCCGCTTGGCGATATCCCGCATAATCCGCTTCACCGATGTCTTCTTAAAGGTCTTGTTCCTCTGGGTCACATTGAAACTCTTCCGTATGGGAATGCTGACGGCATCAATCTGGAAGGTATTGCCAGAACCAGAAGCAGAAAATTGATCAACCTGGAACCTTCCACAGAACTTCTTCCTGTTATCCTTTTCCCGCCGCCAGTCCGTCACCTTAATCCACGTCTTGATATAATCCTTCCGGGAAGGGAAAAATCCTTTCAGCCATTTCAATGTCCTGTCGTTCAAGGTGACGGAAAAAGTATCTGCCTCCCCCGATGCCACATCTGTCCAGCTGAATGATTCCATATCCTCGGAAATCACCTCCGTGGCATCCTTATCCCGGTATTTAAGAATCAGCGAACTCTTCCTCATCGTCCTCTCCCTCCTCATCGTCAAAACCGTCGTCTATCTCTTCCTCATCCACGTCCTCCTCGTCCCGCCAGTCAGGAATATTTTCATCCTCCTCGTCCACGCTTTCCAGGACGGGGCACCACACCTGGCATCCTGCACTGAATATATAGGTATCCAGCAGATCGGGGTTTGCAGAAAACAATAATCCCACCTGGTATTCATCCCCATACACCTGATATGCAATATAATCCCACATGTCCCCCTGCCTGGTGGTGTAAATGTAGCCTCCTAACTCTGCCATATCAATCCTCCATGCCGCATTTTTGCGGCTCAAACAGCCGGAAGAATGCTGCTTTGCAGCAAGTCCGCTTTGCGGACGTTTCTTCCCACATGAATACTATTCATGTTGTGAATGGTTTTTTCATTCACACTTCCCTAATCCTTAAAACTTACCCTCTTCCTTTCCCTGGTATACTGGTTCATCAGTTCCGCAAACTTCCTCTGGCTCATATCCAAAGCCTCCGCGACTGCAGCCCGGTCAGCATTTCCCTGAATGACAATCTGGGGAGAATAGTTAATCTGGGGCAAAGAAGAACCGCCCCCGCTCTGCTTTCTGGACTGCTGCCCTGTATTGCCAGACATGGGAATGGCTCCTCCTTTCCCATCATCCAGGCTCACCCCAAAAGCGGCCGCCGCCCTCTGCAGCAGGGCTAACCCCCGGGCAGAGCCATTCAGTGGAATGATTGCCTCCGGGTATCCCGCCTCTGCCACATGGGTAATGATTTCCTTATTGTAAATGCCGCCCAGGGCGTTTTTCTTTATTTTTTGGGGAACAATCGTATCAGCCGTGCCTTTTGCCGTGCCAGACTTCTTCTTTGGATTCTTCACCGCCATGCCACCCGGCTCAGCATTACCTGTTCCATTTCCATCTGTCCCTAATCCGCTCATTGATGTAGTGATTTTAACAGTTCCAGCATAAAGAGTGCCGCCAGTGGCATTTTGGGCAGCATTGTACATTTCCTCTATGGCAGAAGTTACATCTCCAGAATTTCTACGGATTCCTTCCGCTATCCCTTCCGGATAATCTCCTCCTGCTTTTTTCGCTGTTTCCACAACTGCCGTGTGTGCCGGACTGTTCCCAATCTGATCTCCCATCAGATAAAACATATCCTCTGTATCACCGCTCATGGCCTGCAAGGCATCCCCATCATTTAATGCCTGCGATATACTTTGGGGAACATCAAACCCGGCACTGTTTATTTCCTCTTCTAACTGAGACATCCCATCGTATAATTTGTTCAGCCCATTCGAAAATAAATCCATAAGAGCATCTGATGTGTAATCTGACAAATCCAGGCTGTCAACTGCATTTTTTGCAATACCATTTAACCTTTCGTGCAACTGCTGCCCAGAAACTCCCGAAGCCATCAACTCCTTTAAATCTGTATTGATTTTTTCTTTTAAGTTGGATATTTCACCCGCTACTTCTGGATAAGTATCATTGATTGACTTCATGATATAGTCATAACCAGCAGAATAGGCATTGGCACGTTCATTGAAATATGCCTGATGGGCTTCTTTCTCCTTGGTGTCATATTCATCCTGGGTCATATTCCCAAGTGCCATCTGTTTATTGTAGCCATTCATTGCGCGCTCATAAGCATTGGCAGCTCCTTCTTGACGTTTCTCAACATATCCGGATATTTCTTTTTCTAATTGTTTAAATGTATCACCGTCAAGATCCTTACCCGAAAATTTTAGTTGAATCTTCTGTAGGGCGGATTTATTTTCTGCCTGTGTCTCTGCCTCTGCCACTGTATTAGTTATCTTATCAATTTTCCTAATCAGTTTCTGGGCAGTCTCATCCGTGTTGATATCAAAACCTTCCTTCACTGCCTTTTCCGCCCTTTTATTCAGCCTCTTTGACAGTTTCTTCAGTTTTGCATCCAAGCCCGAATAGAAAGCATCACTTTCTTTGCCTTGAGATGAACCCTCGCCAAATAGGATATCCATAGCGACGGATACGGAATACCCCTCATTCTCTATCACCGCCTGGGCATCCTCCGTATACTGCTTGATAGCCTCCACCATCTTGTCCGTCTCGTCATCATCAAACTTGATGCCCGCATCTGCTTTCCACTTGAACTTCTGTATCTCCGACATATCATCAGCCAGGTCGCTGATTTTATCATCCGTCTCCCCGATTGCCTCCAGCAGGGCAGAAATCTTCGCCAGTTTCCTCTTCCCCACAATCTTCTGGGCAGCCTCGTCAATATCCTCCAGGGAAAGGGCCACATCGCCGAAATGACTTTCCAGATCCCGGCGGGCAGCCGCCTCCTCCGCAGCATCCATAGCGGAATTAAATGCCACAAGACCGCCCACCGTTGCCCCCAGGACCATGACAGCCAGCCCCGCAGGGTTCGCCAGGTTCATCAGGCTTGCGCCCAGGCTCTGGATACTTGACACCGCCTTGTAGGCGACAATGGCCGAGGCAATCCCCTCCACCCCTGCCTTGATGGTGTCAAAATGGTCAATGGCAAATTCCGTTGCCGTGCCCAGCACATCCATGGCCTCAGCCACGCCATCCTTTGCCCCCTCCACAAAATTGTGGATTTCAATTTCATTCTCCTTGGAGAATACCTGGATGCTCTCCGATACATCATTGAAAACCCCTGAAAAATCATCCAGGATGCCCATATACTCCCCGCTGAAGGCATCCACAAAACTGATCTGCATATCCTCAAAGGCGGATTTCATGGTATCCGTGTGCCCGGAAACCGTATCCGTCATCTTGCCATATTTCTTTTCCAGGGCACCGTCAGCATTCTCCAGCTTCTTGTTCAGCTGATCCCATGCACTGCTGGAACCCTTGGCTCCTTCCTTGACGCTGTCCAGAAGGTACACCATCTTAGAATAATACTGGGTACCGGCAATCTGCTTCAGTGCCTGGGCCTTCTTCTCCGTGCTCAGCCCGGAGACTCCCTTATTGATAGCCTTCAGGGCATCTTCCAGCCCGATAAATTCCCCCTTGGCATCGAAAATAGAGATTTTCAGTTTCTTCATCTGGGCAATGGCATTGTCATTGCTGGCAATCCTCGTGAGCATGGCATTCATCGCCGTGCCCGCCTTATTCCCCTTGGTGCCATTGTTGGCGAGGACGCCGATTGCCGTGCCAAGATCTGTATAGCCTATTTTCAAGGTATTGGCAGCACCCCCGGCAAGGATCATGGACTGCATCATCTGCTGGGATGTCATATTAGCCGAATCATTTCCCTTGATTACCCGGTCAAGGTATCCCGGCAGATCCGACACATTCAGTTTCAATGCGCTCATGGAATCCGTCACCAGGTCGCTGGTCTCTGCCAGGTCAAGGTTCGCCGCCACGCTGGTCTTCAGCACCGGCATAAGGCTCTCGGTGGATTCCCTCACAT